TCATTTGTTGATTTCAATTTTGTCCCATTCTCTCCCTCGGCTGTCCCTATACCGCGCCGCCATTGAATCTGATTTATGCCCGAGAAGACGTTGAGCAAACTTATCGCCAATCTGATTCCGGTATAGCCTCGCCGACAGGCTACGCAGTTCATGGAATGTTGGCGGGTCTCCATCAAATGAGAGTCCAGATGCATTTCTCGCCTTTGTAAAATACTTAGATACTGTTTTCGGGGAAAGCGGTTCGTGATGCGTTGATGCAATTATTGTTTCACTGCCGCTGGTCTCCCTGCATTTCTGTAGTGTATCAGCCAATGAAATATTGAGCGCGTCAATCGTTAGCGTCAGCGGAATGGCGAGCTTAGCCCCTGTTTTACCCTGTTCAATGTGAAGATGGTTGTCGTTTATGTCTGACCATTTCATTTTGCACAAATCGCCGACTCTCTGACCTGTAACGACGGCCAAATCCATCGCAAGCCTCAGCCAGATTGGGAGAGGTTCGGCTGCATGGTGAATTGCGACATACTCATTAGCTGTCAGCCTTGAGCGCCTTACTTCTGACTTTGCTGTGCGGGTTGCTGTTACCGGATTCGTAGCCACATGCCCCTCGGCTATTGCCTCACGAAAAACGTCAACAAGGGTTGACCTGATTAATTTTGCGGAAGCCGCTTTACCTTCTGCTACGTAGGTGTTTAGCATTGCTGCCACCTCTTTCGTTGATATGTCTGCGAGCGGTTTGTCCGGCAATTTTCTTCGGATTGCCCTGATTTTGCTGGCGTAGTCGAGTAGAGTTTTCGGCCTGATACCCCTCTCGCTGAGGATTGTTTCATATCGGTCAAGCCACGCATGAAGAGTGATTGCGTCAGCGCCTTTAATTCTGTCTATCAGTGACTCACGCCTGTTCCCGGATAGCAACTCAATATTGGCCTGTATAGCTTCAGTGATTGCTATACGTCTGTCTCGGCCTAATCCGAACTCTTTACCCGTCCTTGGGTCCCTGTAGCAGTAATATCCATTGTTTCTTATATAAAGATTAGGGGGTAAATCCCGGCGCTCATGACTTCGCCTTCTTCCCATTTCTGATCCTCTTCAAAAGGCTACCTGTTACTGGTCGATTTAAGTCAACCTTTACCGCTGATTCGTGGAACAGATACTCTCTTCCATCCTTAACCGGAGGAGGGAATATCCTGCACTCGCGTACCCATCGACGAACTGTTTCAAGGCTTCTTGGGCGTCGCTGGCGTGCGTTCCACTCCTGAAGTGTCAAGTACATCGCAAAGTCTCCGCAATTACACGCAAGAAAAGCCGCATTGATGCGGCAATGGTAGGTCTGGATATCTTGAGAAATGAACAGGCCTCATTGAGTGTGAGGCTGTGGTTAGTCCTTGCGTAGCTCGCTAATTCTTCTGTAAGTCTCTGGTGCTTTGTTTCCGTGTATCTTCATTTCAGACTTCAACAGAGCGACGAGGGAATCCCATTCGTTGAGGATGCCTTTGAATGCCGGAACGCGCTTTGCAACCTTGTCGAATGAATCTCTGATTTCTGGAATCTGCTCAACAAGTGCAACGCATCGCCGGAAGTCTGCTGCGTCATGTGGAGCGCCGAAGTGATGACCATAGATATTCTTTTTCAGTCCACATGCGATTGAGGCAAGAGTTGCGCTACTGATGCCAACATCGCCAGTCGATTGCCATTTCAAAACCTTCATAGCCAAATCTGACATTTCTTGTCTCCATAAAACAAAACCCGCCGTAGCGAGTTCAGATAAAAGAAATCCCCGCGAGTGCGAGGATTGTTATTCATTGCCGATATTCACCTTTATCGCGAACACCTTTACCGGTTTATCTCCTTTGCATGGCGCGTAATTTTTTCAGATGGTTCTCCTGCTCTGTTTCAGCCAGAATTTGTCGGTATTCCTGGTGATCGATCCGTTCAAACAGTTCATTAAAATCGTTTATTTTTACCGACTGTGTTCGCCCATCCATTCTTCTGTACAACACAGTGTTGTTTATGCAGCGAAGAATTTTTATCGGGTAGCCGGCGCTATCGGTGTATATCTGACCACGTTGAATCAGAGCGAACATTCCTTTATCCCCAGCGGAAAAGCGAATACAGAATAAATGCCACCGCGATTGCAACTCCTACAGCGGTGAATGCTTCAGGCCAATTCATCATTCACTCCCTGCGGCGGTTCTGGTAGCAGCATCCAGTACAAGGCGTTCCCTAACCACGATAAAGTGCCGTCGCTCAACTCCACGTATTCCCCTTGTACCTGTCCTGCCATATACTCGCCGTGCTTTGAATAAATTAAAACCCAATCGTCTTGAGCGGGAATTCGCTCACTACAGCTTATCCAACCATCCGGAGTTACCGGAGAGTTGCCACCGGGAATATTTTCCGGAATATTTTGTTGTGCGTTTTGTGGTTGTTCGGATTTACCCTGAAGCATGGCGGCGCGGCAGGCGTTCCAGCCAGCTGTTCGCCCAAGCGCGTAAACTTCAGATGGATCAAGATAATCAATGTCATGCCCGTCCTCATCGTCGTTCTCAGGTAATGCAGCAGGTACTACTGGTACTGGAGGGGCGGCATAAACAGGAATAACGTCCGATTGATCTTTATTGCTTTCATCCGTCAAAGCCCAGAATAATTTTCCGGCCGGATGTTTGAAAATATAAGCAACTGGCTCTGCTTCCAGTGATGCCAGTGCAATTCGTGCCAGTTCTTCCGCTTCTTCTGCTGGCAGTACAACGTTGCTACCAGGTCCGTATGTTTCGCGCCACTGCTTGATTGTCAGCAGTCGCTCTTTGGTAATAGTGGTCATGCCGCGTTTCCTTCTTTCTTATTAACAATTACACCGTCATATATTTCATTAAGGTGCCCTCTCAACTCCATGCGCCTTAATGCAGATAACATGTAATCGCATTCAACCTGCTTATTTCCAGTAAATGGCTTATCGTCAGGATTACCCCAACAGCAATTACCCTTGGGCCACCCATGCACTTTCCGTACTCTTCCGTTAACAACGTGAAGTAATCCCCAGCCAGGTGGTAAATCCTCAACTGAAATAATTCCCGGCTCACTAATAAAGAATCGCCAGTCGCCCATTCCAAGAGATGGATTTTTACGAAAACGCTTTTTTCTATCTGCCAACAAGTCAGCACGAGAACACTTCGCCTCTATCAGGCATGATGCTGAATTTCTGAATCCCATAGCATCTGGCTGTTCTCCGGTACTGGTTACAGCTATAAAGCGGTCATGAAAACAAACCTTGAACCCGTTGCGCTTAAGGAACTTATACGCAATCTGACAGAGTTCGCGGTGTGTTAACGCCATATCACTCTCCTTTGATGCGAATGTCAGCGGCGCGCTCGGCTTCACTTTGTTCCCAAAACCACTTGTGAAGCTCCATGAGCTTTTCGTCAATCGGTGCATATTTGCGATTAAAGTAGGCCTGAGCATCTTTCTCAGATTCGTCCGGCAATTCGCCTGGGCCAAACAGTGTGTTATAAATCCATGCCAGTCCGCTTTTAGCGTCGCCAGTTGCCTGCCATTCGATAATCGCAGCCTGCATGACCAGAATGTTTTTCCCGATTAACAGGTCCAGCTCTTTGAACCGGTTGCGGATGTATGCATTCTCGCTTTGTAATTTTGCGTTGCGCTTCTCTGCGGCTTCCAGCTCAACACGCAGCTTCCCTACAGTTAGCGCAATTTCCTCGTTCTCCTGATCGCGGCGTTTTATGTATTGCTGGTTTCTTTCCCGTTCATCCAGCAGTGCCTGCACTACTTCAGGGTTGAAAGCTGCGATATAACGAGCATTAGCAGCAGCTTTTTTCTGTCCATCAAACCCAGGCCATTTGATAACATCTTCGCATCGTTTATCACCTGGCGTATGCACCGCATACGTACCAGTACCCGGCGAAATAAATGCGACCCATTCGCCCTGTGTTGCCTGTTTTGCTAACTCACGCAGTGCCTGATAGTCAATCTTGCTCACTGTTTGCCTCCTTTGCTCGCTGATTCCACTCTGCTCTAACCTCTGAATAAAAAATCGCGCAGTCATTTCCAGGCGCTGCATATTTGCTACCAGATTGAGCGCGACACGTACCGCATCGAACGAAATAGAATCGACCGCCAGAGCCATATTCAGGGTGATCTGCTTCGCTGGCAACGTGCGCTGCACCGCCACAGAATGGACATGGTAGTAGGTTGCTCATGAATGCACTCCCTTGTGAAGCTGTTCCGCACAATGCAGCAGGGCGTCAGTCGCCTCTTTCACCGTAACGCAGTCGCCATCGTCCAGCCCGGACACCGACGCGTGCTTAACGAACGCCGCGTAAAGGTCATCAAACGCCTTAGCCCGGACTTCAGCCAGGAAAGCATCGGTGGCTGGGGTGTCTGATTGCATAGACTTTGCGCGATAATCATTCCACCCTCTTGCATATATGGGATTAACTTGCACCCCATCTTTTACGCAATATGCCTGCCCTCCACGGTTGATAACCTTGATTTCGTCCATAGCGCCAGACTTCAGCCCCGCATTCTCCGCCGCCAGCGCCGAAAACTTCTCGTGTGCCAACTTAACAGCCGCATCAGCCTGCTTAATTGACTCAATCGCTTTCTGGTGGTCTTCGGACAGAGCCGAAATCTTGGCCTCCGCTTCAGCAAATTTACGCACCAGATATTCAGCGTTTGTTTCGTTAACCTTTAAATCTCGTGGGATGCATTGACCTTTCAGAAAACCATCCATCTCAATTAGTGACATTTGTTTCATTTCTTCCCACTCCGCAACATCGCATTCAGATATTTGTTTTGATTCACTGATGGAAAAGAATTTCTCTTAAGCAATTCCTCTCTCGATGGCATTGGCTTTACGCGTTAGAGAATAATCATTTCTGCCGGAAGAATGCCGGGATTGTATGCAAGTCCTCTCATGGTAAATTCCTCTTTGTTAATTTATTCGTATGCCTGCTCTTTCTTCATCGAGTTTTTTTAGCTTGTATCGCATAGCTCTTACTGAATAAATTGAGCGGCAGGTTGCAATTGCTATTTCTTCCGCGGTGAACTTACCGAAAAGTGATACTTCGGCTCTTGTCCATCGTCTTCCACGAAGTCGGCTAACAATGTCAGCGCCAATCCTTGTTGCTTTCGCCATAACTGCTTTTTCAGTCCTTTCCAGTTTTTCAGCGATAACTTCAACTGGCATTGTCGCCGCTACTTCGCGCAAGAAATCGACTTCCCATTTCTCCCATGGAGTCTTTTTCATAGGCGATACCGTTATTTGATAAGAAGTGAAGGTTTCCCAACTTTGAGTTGAGCGCCGGGGATATTTATTCCTGCTTTTAGTTGGTGTTTGATTGCCAACTTGTCGGCTTTAATTGTTGTTTCAAACTCAACGTATTCAGGAGGAAGGGCGCTTGAGTCGATGATTTCTACAGTTTCTGACGGTTTGCGGATTGTTACCTGGTGAATACCTGCTCGCATCTTTTTCTTGCCAACCATTTCAAGCGATGACGCTATATATGATTTGATGCTGTCAATCTTATTTTGAATTACTGCGGCTCGTTCATTCAGTGACTTTGCCTCTTCCTTGAGGCGTTCAGCATAACCAGATTCATTTTTAATAATGGCGAGAAGTTGCTCTATTTTATCGGTAAATTCTCCTTCCATGCCTTCTATTGTGTCAGCAATCATCTCTGGTTCTAAATCTGAATCCATCAATTTTGCGTATTCATTGGCTATTTCATATAGTTTGCTCACTGGCAACCTCCAGTTTCGCTTTGCATTCCATGTAAATGGCTTGTACGTTCTGCTGCAATTTCATTCCAGATGTCAGGCGATATGCTTCTGCAAAATATCGCTTCAAATCATCCATGTTTTCAGCCTGAGCCATTTCATCACAAAGAAGTTGTGCTTTTTCCATAATTTCCTGCTGTCGTTTCCGTTCATCTTCGCGGATATCTTCCTCTGATTTGTGCGGCATAACTGGTTCAGTCCACACACCTTCTTCTTCGTTTAGTACGTGAATAGCACTATCAAGACGTGATGCCTTAGGCCAATACTTGCTTGCACGCTTTACGACCGTCTTTCGCGCCATCTCATTCCAGTGATTTACCCATGGTCCTTTATCGCTGAATGCTGCCTTGCTTGTTTTCCTTACAGCCTCAATTTCAGCCAGACTCATCTCTTCCGTTAGATAATCACCTGCTGGCGTCTTAACTGTGCAGTAAACGCCAACAATATCACCACGATCACCGAAGGCGTTGTATTTATGGGTTGGTGCTTTATCAAGCCCGTTTGACTCATAGGTATCGTTAGCATGAACAAGTTTTGCCTGACCCCATGAGATAACACCAGACTCCATTGCAATATGGAGCAATCCCATATAACTGATATCAAGGCACACCATGCCGTCGCGCGGAACCAGATAAGCCAGTTTGCTAGCCGGGTTTAAGGTGATACCGATCGCCGCAACATTGATGATGGCGTTCTGTGCGCTGGTTGGATTTGCCAGTGCTGTTTTAGCCAGGTAATCATTTTTCTGGAAATACTGAATTGCAAACTGGCTTTCCTTAGCCCATGTCACCGTCTGTTCAGTCAATGCTCCGCAGAATAACTGCTCTTGCTGTTTAACGAATTCAACGATATTGCTCATGCTGCTTCTCCATAAACGTGTCTGCGTTTGAATATTGCGAAGGCATATTCAGCCTTAACTCTTTCGGTTATTGCATCCCAGAACCATTCAGCGGCTTTTTCCTGATAGTTACAGTCATAATCTTCCAGCCAGTCGATAGCTTCCTTAGTGTGTTCATCTGGTTTATATGAGCGAAGCATTTCGCTTATTGGGTCGCAACGTTTGCAGAGGCGATCAACTTCACTGTTGATTCGTTCGTAATCTTCATCAGTAAAACTTGCGATTATTTGCGATATTTCACGCTCATCTTTCAGAGTCAGAATCATCATCTTTCTCCTGTTCTTTGTGCTGATTGAGCATTTCTTTCATCTGACGAATAAATTCTTCGTCTGACCAGTTATCTGTAAAACTCATTTCCTGCGATACCACGGAAGGTTGATAGCTGATTTCATCGCTTTATTTGCTTCAAGCCACATTTTTGAATCACCAATAAATCTGGCTATTACTGCTTTGTTCTGTGCTGCACGAAGCATCTGGTGATTGATGGCTATTTCATTGCGCATAACGCCTCCAGTTGTTTCTTTGCTGCTCTGATTAATTGTTTAACTCGGCGTGATAATTCAGATTCGTGCGGGTAGAAAGCGGACATGACGCCGCTACCCGCGAGCTGAAAGTGCATCATGGGTAACTCCTTATATTTGATTGCATAACGAAAACGCCTCGAGTGAAGCGTTATTGGTATGCATATAAAAAAGCCCTCACACTGGAGGGCAAAGAAGATTTCCAATAATCAGAACAAGTCGGCTCCTGTTTAGTTACGAGCGACATTGCTCCGTGTATTCACTCGTTGGAATGAATACACAGTGCAGTGTTTATTCTGTTGTTTGTGCTAAAAATAAAGGCCGACTATGCGGCCTAAAATCACTTAACCAATGATGCTGCATATTCGATAAGGTAAAGCTTTGGAGCCAGCCAAATTTTCAACCAAGTCATATTGGTTACTGCACTAATAATAAAAATCCCCCACAGAATCAAAACTCCAACCAATGGAATGATAAGAAGATTAATATCACCTTTGCTATCCCAAACCATTGTCGGCCTGTATTTGGGATTTCCCTTCTCCCATGAATATCCTTCATCACCGATTTTACCTGTCTCAACTCTTTGGCACTGCTTCTTCATAAACCAGAAAACCAGTGGGATTGTTAGAATGGCTATTAATGTTTTAATCAGACTGTCAACCATATTCCATATTAGCAACTGATGAACAACATCAGGAATCTGTGCCTGGCTAAATGAAACAGCCGCGTCTATTCCATCACTGGCTTTTTGCAGTAGTTCTACGAGAATCTTGTTTGCTTGTTCTTCCAT